AAAATACTCCATGTTTCTCACCCAGTTCCAGTAGTCCGTAATACCTGTCCAATCCACGGTCATAATATAATCGTGTTTCAACATCTGAGTTCTCCTTTGTTAGTCTGGACTTTGCGGTTTTGCATTTGATAATATTTCCAACAACCTCCTTACCATTTTTTTCCTTCTTCTTTGATAGATATACAATTGTGCTTGCAGCGTATTTGAGTCCACTTCCACCTCCCATTTCTTTAGTAGGAATATATGCACCAACTACATCGTATGTATGGTTAGTGACTATCAAAGGAACGTTTGCTTTACCTAATTTGAGGGTTAGCACACGAAAGATTGATTTAACGACTTGAGCACGAGTCATATCTCGTGTCTCTTTACCTGCCTCAGAGTCTTCTACTTCTTTAGATGTTGATAACATACCAAGAGAATCTAAAACAAACATTAAGGGTTTGCGTTCTTCAGCAGTTTGTTCGTTATATTTATCTAATATTTTGATTGCTTGTAGCCTAAATTCTTGAACTGTAGTAACAGGAACAAGTAGCATACGATTAGAATCAATACCTCTGTCCTCAATCATTTGCTTTGATATGGCAGATTCTGATTCAAAATATATCACACCTGCATCAGGATTAGACTCTAAGAAATGTTGAACCATACCAAGGCAAAAGAATGTCTTACCTGTAGATGTCTCACCTGCTATAGCAGTTATTTTATTATTAGGAATACCTCCGTAGATTGATCCTGATAATAAAGCATTGAAGATATAAGAACCTGTATCAATAAATCCTGCAGTGTCACCTGCAGATACACCTTCAGAGACTAATGATGCATAATCATTACCAATCTCTTTAGCTATGTCCTTCAGAAAATTCATAAAACCATGTTATAAAATTAGAACGTTTCATGGCACGCTCAAACCATTTTGCTTCAGATATATCATTAAATATCTGATGCTCTTTTTTAGGTGTGCCGAATGCTTTTTGGTATTCGACTTTGTACTTTTTCATCCAAATAAAAATTCAAGTGATGCGATCTTCTCAGGTTTCCACCCAATAGTATCCATAATAACTTTTATTGGCTCCAAGAAACTCTTACTAAATTGTAGTTCATAGTCCACCTGTTTGTCAAGTCCAAATTCCTTAGGGAAAGTATTTGGAAACGAAATAACATTCTCTGATATCTTATTAGGTGTCTTCAGATAGATGAACTTGATCTTTTCCCCATCTTGAATGAGGGGATACTTGTGAGTCAATCGTTGTTTTGTATTATGGTAATTGTATAGTAATGCTCCACGCACATGAATGGGTGTACCCTTACTATAGATACTTGTTTGGTTCGCCCACTTATTTATCCCATTGCATCCTCTAGGAAATGCTATGTCTTCGATGGGCAACTCATTAAACTCTTCTCTAAATTGTGCAATAAACTCCTGTGCATCTTCTTCATCATTATTCATGATGACTTTGAGACACTCTTTAATCTTGTCACGACAAGCACCTGGTGTAGATGACTTGACCGCTTCAATACCCATGACTTTTAGTTTGGGTTCTTGGAATCTTACACCCTCTATGTCCCATGCATTTAAGATGTATCTCTTCTTCGCTGTCCATATACCTTTGTTGGCAATGGTCTCACGTTTCATGAACATCTTCTGGTCATATGCGTTTACGTATTTTGCCAACGCTTCATAAGAACTCTCAATATAAGGCTCAAGTTCCATCGAACAGACCTTATCAATGAACCCAACAATGACCTCATCAGTTTCTTTTCTCCCTTTGTATACACCCTCGACCAGAGGACCCAAATTGAGGTAGATACTATCAGTATCACTAGCAATGACATAATCAACATCCTCCGTTTTTAGTATTTTGTTCATCTTCTGGTTCATCTTGTTCTCAATCCAACGAATTGATACCTGACCAGACAATGTAATTGCTTCAGCATTAAGTAAATTATAATACCTAAAATACTGATTGCCAACAGCACCATAGGCAGAGTTCAATTGAATCTTTCTTGCCATCTGGATGTTGTTGAACTTACTTATATCTTTTTCTAATTGTTTGGTGGGTGTTTTTTCATAGTCTTTCTTTGCCTGTATCATTCTCTTCTTGTAAATGACACGTTCATTGTATATCTTCTCCATCATCTCAGGTAAGAAACCACGAATGTCTTTTCTATATTGTGCACCATTAGCACATACAGCAAACTTACCAGATAAATCTACCTCTTGATTCAATAACTTTTCAACATTTGCACTAGGATGTCTAGTCTCCCATAGTGTCTCAGGAGATATGTTGTACTGCATAATGAGATGAGGATATAGACTATTAAGGTCAAAGGATACAACCCAATCATACTTACCAGGCACAGGTTCTTTTACATATGCACCTGCATATTTTTCATCTTTCTTTGATCCTTTTCTAGGTGGTGGTACAATATTTTTATCAGCAAGATAATTGTATATCATTGTATCCCACATACGCACCTGTGAATATACATCCTCAAAGTTTACCTTAGCATCATAAGACATAGTGATTGCTAACTCAAGCAATTTCATCTTGTCTTCAAGGCGGTCAATAAGTTCAGTATCTTGTATGTTATACTCCATAAACTTCTGCCAATCCTTAGTATAGAAGTCTCTGAAGTTTTCGTATTCGCTATGGTCTACTTTCCTTTGTCCTAGTTCGACAAAAGCGATGTGATCAAGTCTGTAGGATTCTTGATTACTATAAGTGAACTTGCGATAAAGATCGAGATAGTCAAGAATGTTAATCCCACTGACATCATAAGCATAATTCTTACGTCCCTGAACGTAGATTTCCCTTTCATTTGCTCTATTCCATGGGGATAAACTTTTCATCCATTTTTCCCCCAATATTCTATTTAACCTTCTAGCGATGTATGGTACGTCATAAAGATTCACGTTCCACCCTGTAAGGATGTCAGGTGTATTATGTACCCACCACTCAAGAAAACCCTTGAGCATGTCTCTTTCACTATCAAAGATGAATTGTTCGTGTTCAGTTTCAAAATCACGAACTGCCCAGACGTAGAACTTTTTAGTCACCATATCTTTGATAGTGATCGACAGCATTTCTTCTGCTGCTGCTTCTACATCAGGGAAGCCATTCTCACATTGAACCTCAATATCCATTGCGTAGATTTTCATCTGACTTATATCGTAGTCAACTTCATCAGGAAATTGTTGCCTGATATATTGATATACGAAACGTTCATATCCATGAACTTCAAACTTTTCTACACCATCATAAGTTTTGATAAACTCTCGTGCTTCTCTAGAAGTTTGAAACTGTACAGGTTTTACAGATTTACCTGTAAGAGTTTTCATCTTCTCTGGACGATTAGATGTCACGTATAACGTAGGAGAAAATTGGGTACGAAATTGAACTGGTTGTCCATCCTCATACCCTCGATATAAAACTGTATCTCCTGCTAGTTGAATGTTCGTATAGAACTTACTCATGCGTTATACTTGTCCAACAAAGTTTGACTAGGTTCTAGTATAGTCAAAATTACATCAGATGTCAAGAAGATGTCACGTTGTGAACTATGCTTAGGAAATGGTATGAGTTCTCCCTCTTCAGATACTTCGTAGCATCTTTCAAGAAGATAGATAGGTTCTTCATCTAACTCAGTTATCTTTGCTATAAGATACTCATTTCTTTGTCTCAGCAAGATTAGTCGGACTACCGACTGTTCCTGATCCGCTTGTGTCAGTGCTTCCTCTTCCATTTGCTGCCTCTACTAATTCATTGTATTTTTCGATGACCTCTGGATAAGTGTCGTATGCACTTATGATTTCATCTAGTCGAAGGATAACCCTTCTATCTTTGCTTAACGGTGCCCAAGGTGTAAATTGTATCTCAGGTGATGACATTTTTTGTACACCTTCTGATTCAATTAAAAGATCTTGGTCTGTCTCTACAACATAAACATTGTAGGGATGATCCATTCTAAAAGCTACTGCTTTTTCTGGTTCATCTTTTGCTGCAATTTCAAAAACGTCTGCGATGACATCTTCACCGTTTCGCATTCTTACGACTCTTACGCTCATAACTTTTGTTGCTTTCTGATAAGGTGTACGCACATTCTTTGAAAAGATCTACTAGGATTCTTTCAGCGTTTGTGTTTTTCTGTTCTGCGATGGGTATAACATATCTCATTATACCACTAACTTGGTGACTTGGCAACTCTAATGTTATGAGTTCAGTTTCACCTTGATAATTATTCGGTTTTAGGTTCAGATAGTTGCTTCTCATTTTGTATTCCGTAATGGTAATCATTTGTATCACCGTATCGTTCCATGTGTCCTCGCTCCACACTAAAGATCTGAGTAGATACTTTGAAGTCTGGCATCTTAGGATTTTTTGGAGTCAAAGAGTTATCATATATTCTCATCCTATTGTTAGGATACAAAGCAAACTGACCATTGTTCAGTGCTATTAAATTATGACTCTTGTGTTCTGATGGTGTTTCTGCTGTGCTATAGTCTGGAGTATCAGGTTCATCATGATAATTATCTATTGTAATAACATACTTACCTAATTGTGATCCAAAGTCTCTAGTATATAGTTCATAATCCATAGACCCTATAAACTGTTTGCATATAGTTGTCACACCATAGTCCATACAGTTCCAGAACTGTAGGTTAGGTAGATCCATATCTGGATCTGGTGTCTCAGGTCTACTTACAAATGCACTGATTGGTAGTTTATCATATATTGCTGCATACTCTGGTAAGTATGTCTCAAAATAAAATGCCCGACCAGGCATTGATTTACATGATACCCAAACACCTGGTGTAAATTCGCCATGACCAGACTCAAAGTCAGTTAAATATTCTTTCCTTACCCACACTTCTTCTGCGGGCATATTACTAATTAGACTTGCCATAATTTGTATATGATGGTGGAATATGATGATCGTTCCAATGACGAATGTTGCCACCAATAATAAAACAGTTGGTGACAACAAGTTGAATCATAATAATAGTTCTGATAGCACAGATCCAGTTATCATATTTCTTTGTAGTTTCGTCATTAAAAGATCCAAGAGCATACTTCCAAACTTTCCAGAATTCTTTCATCATTTAATGATATCATCTGGATACTCTATTGTCAAGTAATATCATAGACTTTATGTTTCTGATGTTCTGGAACAATCTTCTTTAGTTCTATAGTTAATAGACCATCCTTATGTTTGATGTCTCCAATCTCTACATCATCTGAAAGATTGAATCCTCTTGTAAAGGTTCTTGCTGCTACACCCTTGTGTGCATATTCCTCTGCATCAGGTTTTGATTCCTGTGCTTTTGATTTAACGCACAAGACATTTTGTTGGGTTGATACTTCTATATCTTCCTTCTTCCATCCTGCTAATGCTAGTTCAATTCTCCATTTCTCATCTGATTCCCTTACGATATTATATGGTGGATATTGTCCTTGTACTGATCCTGTACCATATGCATGGAATCTATCGAATAGATCGTCGAATCCTACGCTGTATCTAGTTGCAGCGTCAAAAATTTTGTCGATGTCCTTTGTAGTCCATCTTGTTAGATAGTTCATAGTTCTCCTTAAATAAGCGAGTATAGTTTGTGTCCCCGAAGGCGACAATACTATTTAACCATATCGTTAAGACTAGGTAAATGGTACATTCCGAACATTTTAGTAAGGTTTTGCTCACCTATATAGTGAAGGATTCTCTATGAAGAAAATGAAGAAATTCTTACCTATCGTTATGCTTTTGACGCTCGGCACAGCAGCAAATGCAGGTGGTTTGAGCACGAGACATCAATCCAGTTTGCAACTAACTGTTGAACCTCAAATCGTGACTCAAACAAGAATCGGAAATAGCTATTCGATCTCTGGAAACAACGTGATCACAACACATACACCTGCCAATGGTAGTGCTGTAGATGGTGGTATCGGTATTAACACTTATAGTGCTACTACAGGTGTTGGAACAGTTG